CGGGAACGTGAATGGACAAACTCAAGCTCCGCCGCCGCATCGCCGAACTCGAAACACTCCTCGCCGCACGGCCCCCAGAACCCGGCATCTATGGAACGCTCACGTTGCCGCAGCTCGCGGCGCAGGTCGCGGCCTTGCGAGAAGCGATGACCGGATTTCAGGCTTCCCTCGACGCAGCGCTGGCAGAGCAGGAGCGGCGCCGCCGATGAGCCGCCTATACGACACCGCGGTATGGAAGCGCCTGCGAGCGCAGCAGCTACGCGCGCATCCGTTGTGTGAGGATTGCATGGTGCTCGGCATCGTGCGACCGGCTACCGATGTAGACCATCGCAAGGCGCTCAAGGATGGCGGCGAGTCGCTTGATCCTGGCAATCTCGCGTCACGCTGTCACTCATGCCATAGCAGCAAGACCGCTCATGTTGATGGCGCATTCGGCAACGCACGGAAGGACCGCGCGCCGATCAAGGGCTGTGATGTGAACGGGTTTCCGCTTGATCCTGCGCATCCGTGGCACGCGAAATGAAAAATAATTTGCCACATCTGAGCGCTGGCGACCGTGCGCGAATGTTCGCGTGCAGTAAGTTTACATGGGGCTAAGGGGACCAGGAGCGCGCCGGAAGTCGCAGACTCCGACCGCCGGAAAGCGTAAGCGCCCATCCTGGCAAGCCAAGGGGCTCACGCGTGCCGAGCGAGTTATCCGTTTCGTTGAAAGCCTGCGCGTTACGTCGGGCGTTCATGCCGGCCGCAAGTTCAAGCTGCGCGACTGGCAGAAGGACATCATCCGGGAGTGGTACGCGACCAAGGCGGGCCGGCGCATTGTGCGAACGGGCCTGCTGTCCGTCGCGAGGAAAAACGGCAAGACCGGGCTTTGTGCTGCGCTCGCCTTGTGTCACCTACTCGGGCCGGAGCAGGAACAAAGGGGACAGATCGTCGTCGGCGCGACCGATCGAGACCAGTCCGGGCTGATCTTCGATGAGGTGGTCGCATTCATCAACGACAACGAAGACTTTGCAAGCCGATGCAACGTGAAACGCCACGAGAAACAGATCGAAGATTTAGAGAGTGGGTCGAAGTTCAGAGCGCTGTCGAGCGACGCGAAAAAGGCTCACGGCCTTTCACCCTCCGTTGTGATTCTGGATGAGCTGGCGCAATGGGGCGCCGGAGTCGGCCGCGCACTTTACGATGCCTTGACTACGGCGGGCGGCGCGAGGAAAGAACCTCTCCTGCTTATCATCGGCACGCAGTCCGCAGACGATCACAACCTCATGTCGCAACTGGTCGATTACGCGAAGGCCGTTCGATCGGGCAGCATCAGGGATCCAACATTCTCCGGTTTCGTGTTCGAGGTTCCGATCGAGGCCGATGTGTTCGATGAGGCGAACTGGCGGCTTGCTAACCCGGCGCTTGATGACTTCCGATCGCTGCAGGACATGAGGACACTGGCCGAACGGGCGCAGCGCATGCCGACGCTGGAAGCAAGTTTCCGCAATCTGTTCTGCAACCAACGTGTAGACGCGGAAGAGCGATGGATACCGGCGCCCGAGTGGATCGCGTGCCAAGGCGAGATCGAGCCGGATGAGCTACTCGGGCAGCGCTGTTTCGGTGGGCTCGATCTCGCGAGCGTGCGCGACCTGACGGCGTTCGCGTTGTTCTGGCCGGAATCTGGCGTGCTCATGGTCTGGACGTGGTGCCCGGCTGACAACCTGCGGGCGCGCGAGGATACAGACCGCGTGCCCTATTCCGTTTGGGCGAAGGCCGGGCATATCGAGCCGACACCCGGAAGGGCGACGGATAAGCGGCGCGTGGCGCTGCGCCTGGCTGAGCTGTGCGCCCGCTTTCAGCCCGAGGCTATCGCCTTCGATCAGTGGGGCATGGCCGAACTGGAGCGCGTGCTTAATGAGGAAGGAATCACGCTAGCGCCGCTCAAGCAGCACGGGCAGGGCTACAAATCCATGTCACCCGCTACCAAGGCATTCGAGGCGGCCGTGCTCAACCGCCGGCTGGTGCATGGCGACAATCCGGTGCTGACTTGGTCAATCTCGAATGTGGCGATCGAGCGCGACGCCGCCGGCAATGTGAAACCATCGAAGGAACGCAGCCGCGAGCGCATCGACCCGGCCGTGGCGGCGATTATGGCCGTGGGACTTGCGACGCAGGAGGCGCCGGCGCAGCCGTTCGAGGTGCCGCAGTCCCTTGTCATATCGGCCTAGGGTTGAGGTATCAACCGAGCCGCGGGAACGCAGCCTGCGCACGCCTGGCGAAGAATTCAGGCGTGTTTCGCCCGCTGGCACGACAACACGGCCCTGAAATGATGCGGTAGCCTGATCGAGTCTTTAACTGAGGATCGATTTATGAGCACTCGCGCCCTACTCGAAAAACGCACGCAGATTGTGGCCGAAATGCGCAGCATCACCACATCACCCGCCGGCAGTGCTGGCGATCTTTCCGCCGAGCAATCGGCGAAATTCGATAGCCTCAAGACTGAACTTGAGGGCCTGGAGAAGCGCATCGACCGCGCGCGAGTGCTTGACGAAGCCGAGCGGCGCGCGCAAGGGCAACAGATCACCGGTAGCGGTGACGGTCGATTCGATGACGCATGCCGGGACTTCTCGCTCCGCAAGGCAATTGCGGGCGCCGCGGGCATGGACGTTGATTGGGGCAGGGAAAAAGAACTTTCCGCGGAACTGGCGCGGCGCACCGGACACGTCCCGCATGGCATTCTCGCGCCCTTGAGCGTGTTTCACCGTCGCATCGAGCAGCGCACGCTCCTAAGCTCGCAAGGCTCACCTGACAGCGGCGGCGCGAATCTCACATTTACCGATCACCGGGGCGATCTTTTCATTGACGCGCTGCGGGCGCGCATGGTGGTGCAGCGCTTGGGCGCCCGCGTGCTGTCCGGGCTCATGGGCTCGCCTGTAGACATTCCGAAGCTGTCCAGCGCGTCCGGTGCGTCATGGATTGCCGAAGATGCCGCACTCGGCGCGAGCGATCCAGGTTTTGCCAAAGTGCAAATGGAAATGAAAACCGTTGGCTGTCTGTCGGAATACAGCCGGAATCTCTTGATTCAATCTGATCCTTCTGTTGAGCAATTGCTAAGGATGGACTTCGCGCAAGTGATCGCGCGTGCGGTAGATGCGGCGGCATTGAACGGCGCAGGCGGCGATGAGCCCACCGGCATTTTGAACACTAGCGGCCTGGACACCACGACCGCGATGGGCAGCGCGCCGACCTGGGCTGACGTGTTGACGCTGATCGAATTGATTGAGGACGCAAACGCCGAGGGCAGCGGATTTGCGACGCACCCTTCCGCAGTCCGTCTATTGCGTAGCACGTTACGCGCGGCTTCGACAGACTCGCGCATGTTGATGGAATCGCCGACTGAGTTGGCCGGCTATCCCCTGCAGGCGACGACTGGCATGCCTTCGACGCTCGGCAGTCCGCCTGCGGATGCTGCGCTCGTTTTCGGAAATTGGAACGACATCATGATCGGCTACTGGTCTGGCGTCGATTTCCTGACGAACCCATTTGAAAGTGCGAGTTACGCACGAGGAAACGTCAAGGTGCGGGCGCTGCTTACTGCTGACGTGGCGGTGCGCCACATCGAATCGTTTGCGGCCTGCACTGATCTGACGCCGTAAGCATGAAGCTTGAGCAACGCGCGGTCCTCGAGCTGCGGGCAAAAGACCGCAAGCTTGAGGGCTACGCAGCAAAGTTCAACATCGAGGCGCGAATCGCTGACTTTGTGGAAGTGATTGCCGCTGGCGCCTTTGCCGCGAGTCTCAAGAGCGGCCGCGACGTTATCGCCCTGGCCGACCACGACAAGGCGGCAGTGCTCGCGCGTACGCGAAGCGGCACGCTAAAGCTCTCAGAAGATAGCGCCGGGCTGGAATTCTCCATATCCGTGCCCGACACTCAGCGGGGCCGCGACGTGCTCGCACTCGCTGAACGTGGAGATTTGGGCGGCATGAGTTTCGGATTCCTGCCAGCCAAGGGCGGGGAATCGTGGGACGGGAACCGGCGCACACTGACGGCGATTGACCTCCACGAGATCAGCGTAGTTTCAGCGTGGCCGGCTTATCCAGAAACAACCGTTAGCGCGCGGGCGAAGACTCCGGCGCTCGACCTCGCACGCCGTTACTTGGAGACCTGCCGCTGATGGGCTTGATTCGACGCATCGCGGATTACTTCGACCCGGCGCAGGCCGTCGAGCAGCGAGCGCGCGAAGTGAGTTGGGATGCGCTCCGGGGTGGCGTGGATATCGGCGGCACTGCATTCGTCAATCCTCGAATGGCCGAAAACCTGTCAACTGTGCTTGCCTGCGTCGGCGCGATATCGAGCGCGATGGCAAGCCTTCCCGCGTATGTTTACCGGCAGCTTGAGAGGGGCCGCGAGATTGATACCCGGCACCCCATCGCAAGGCTGATCGCTGCCGGCCCGAATCAGCATCAAAGCTGGTGCGACTTCATCGAATGGACGATGGCGTCCGCGCT